TTCGGGACGACCGTTGAGGAAGTCAAGGCATCCCTCGCCCGAACTAATAAGCTGGTGGCTAATGTCCAGGAGTCCATGTTAAAGCAGGCGGCAGCCGCCTCAGTCCCGGCAGGAGCGCCAGCTCGCACCGGTCCCGATGTCTCAGCCATGAGCACTACGGAGAAAATAAACCTCGGCCTGGAGCAGGCCAAGAGAAAAAAGGAGAATTAACCTATGTCGATATTACTAGCACAAGCAGCCAAACTGTCTAATGACGTTCTATTGCAGGGCGTCATTGAGACCGTTATCAAGGATTCACCAATCCTTCAGACAATGCCGTTTGTCGAGATAAACGGCAACGCGCTAACCTACAACAGAGAGACGGCTTTAGCCGCCGCTACCTGGTATGCGCCACTAGGCGCCTGGTCGTCACCCACAGCACCAACTTTCGACCAGCTCACCGCTACCCTGTGTGTGCTGGGCAGAAATGCCGACCTGGATAACTACATCAAGCAGACCAGGAGCAATATCCAGGATATCGAGTCAGTCGTTCTGGAGCTTGCCGCCAAATCACTCAGACAGGAGTTTGAGCGAGCTTTCATCTACGGCTCGACCAGTTCCTACATTGGCATCACCGCAGACGCCAACTCCATCGAGGGCTTAATCAAGCTCATACTCACCGGCACGGCCTCAAGTCAGGTGATAGCCGCAGGCGCTACCGGCGCCACCCTAACCCTGGCTATGGTTGACCAGCTCATAGATGCCGTCCTGGGAGGCAAGCCAGACTTACTTTTGATGAGCAGGAGAAGCCGCAGGAAGATAAATGCCCTGGCCAGAGCCGCCGGCTCTAACCTTGAAGTCGGTACCGGGAAACTGGGCGAGTTCGTTCAGTTCTACAACGGCATCCCTATAGGGGTCAATGACTATATCCTCAACACCCACACCCTGGCCAGTAGTGTGGAGACGGCAATCACCGGGGCGCTTTGCTCCACTATCTACGCCTTGCAGTTCGGTGAAGGCGGTATCTGTGGTGCTACCAATGGTGGCATCCAAGTTGATCCGATAGGCACATTGGAAGGCAAGGATGCAAACAGAAACCGAATCAAGTGGTATGTCAGCCTCGTTGACTTCAACATCATAAAGCGAGCTGCCCTAATCGGAGTCACGGACTAACATTGACAGCCTAACGAGGGACTAACCTCCCCCACGTTAGGACATCACCTCCCAGGTGGGGGGAGAGAAGCGCCCTTCTACAGAAGGGGACAGCTTCACCCCCCACCATACAAACTGTCATTCTGAGCCCTTCGTTAATGTCATTCTGAGGAGCCCTTCGCTATTTGTCATTCTGAAGAGCGAAGCGACTGAAGAATCTTACTCAGGATAAACTCCGCGAAGAATCTCGCAGGGTGGGTAAGTCCGAAGAGGAACAGGAGAAGAGAAAAACATGTAGCCACGAGGTTTTAACCTCGTGACCTCGACCTTAAAAGGTCGAGGCTACACTTAGCTTTTAAATCGCTGTAATCAATCTACGGAGCAGAGAATGAACTTAACCACAATGAGAACCTTGGTCAGGCGAGACCTCAAAGATGAGGATAGCTCTAACTATCGCTGGCAGGACAATGAAATTGATAGAGCTATCGGTAGAGCATTACTCGAGTTATCCCGCCATTGTCCCAGGGAAATGAAGAATACTATCGCCACTACAGATGGCAGCCGCGACATAGATATTGCCAGCTTGACCGACAGAGTGAGTGTGGACAGGGTAGAGTTCCCCATCGATGAGCACCCGAGGCAGTTTCAGAGGTTTACCGTCTACGCCGACATCATCACCTTAATAGGAGACACCGAGGGAGACGGCACCAACGCCTATATCTACTGGGGCAAGGTTCACACCCTGGACGGCAGCACTAGCACCATCCCCAGCTATTTAGAGGATGTTTTAGCCCTGGGAGCTGCCGCTTATGCGGTCTTAGCTCAGGCTCAGTACCGCTCAGATATTGCCGGCATCGGCGGCGATAGAGCTGATACCGACTACCAAAGCTGGGGGAGCAGTATGCTCAAAGAGTTCAAAGCTCAGCTCAAGCGCTTCGGCAGAAACCGAAAATTAAAGGTCGGCACGTTGTATCAAGGAAACGATAAAGAATAATCTCAATTAATCTCAATAAGTCTCAATGAATCTCGGAGATTGGTAGAGACTGGTAGAGATTAAGAGATAAAGAGAAGGAGACGATAATGAGTAAATCAAAAATCGAAGAAGGTCTACCAAAGACTAAAGACGGCCTTCCCTGGCAGGCGTTCGCCATTGTTGGCGACAAAGACGACCCGGAGACATGGAAGTTGCCGCATCACACCAAAGCCATCTTCAGAGCCATACAGGGCAAGATTGGCCATTATAGGACCACAGACTGGGAGCATCTGTCAGCAGCCGTAGCCGCTTTAAGTCGTGGCGGATTCCGCGGTAAGAGGGTAGATGCCACCGAGCAGCAGATTCTTGATGCTGCCAAACATTTGGCCAGGCATTACTCCGAAAACGGCAAGCCGGTGCCCGATACTCTGGCAGCCCTGGTCGAATGATCCCCCAGTTTGGGATTTGGAGTTTAATAAGTGGGGGTATGATTACACCCCAAATGAGTTTGAGGAGCTTAAAATCGCATCGTAGAGAGCCGTTTTACTTGACATAACCCTTAGCAGAGGTAAGCCCGAAGCTAAGGTTAACATAAAGCTAAAAATAGTATAAGGAGAGAGAAATGATACAAAAATTCTTAGATGGCAAAAAGAAGTACAGCGCTTTCATCATCACCATTTTGGCAACCATGATTCCCCTGTTCATTCAGGACCCCGAGGCGCAGAAAACCATTATGGATTATGTGCCATCGATAGCCGCAGCCCTGGCCGGCATTATCTACATCGTAACTCAGGGCGGAGTCGATAAAGAGACGGAGAAAGCCAAGACCGCCACAGCGCAGGCAGTCCTTGTTACGGCTAATGGCATTCAAAACGGCGGGTATGCCCTGCCAGTGCAGCCACAGGCGCAAAGCCAGCCTGTAGCTGAGTTGCCAACGCCCTTTGACCCTAAAGCCTTCCACGAAGATGTCCTATCTACTGTTAAAGCCACATATACAGAGGTGAATCAGTGCACCATCTTCTATAAGGCCAGGGATAAAGGCTCGGTGACCGACTGCCAGAACATATCGCAGGCGGTGGATTACTGGAATTACCTGGTTGATTTGGCGGTTGATGCTAAGGACTGGCTGAAGGAAGAGACCGAAAAGAAGAAAGGGGATTGTGGCCGAAGCCCCGAGTATTATGTTTTTAACCGGGACTTCAATACCACCATCAGAGCTGCTAATAGCCTGTCGGAGCTGGCTACTTCTAAAATCGATTGGAAGTCCAGGTTAGCTCCGTTTAATCGGACTTTATATGGCGTGGGTACGCTGGCCGAGCAGTTGCTTAATCCCAGCTGAAAACGATGGTTTTTGACTGGCTAACGATAGCCGGCATAGTGCTGCTGGTAGGCGCAGCAGTTTACATAATCTTGTCGAGGCAGAAATGAGAAGTATCTCAGACGCCCTACTCGAAGCACAGAAAACAGGCGTGCCCCGAAAGCCACTTGTCAAGCTCGAGGTGCAGGCTTACGGCCATCCCGCCCAGTCCTCGAGCCTCCAGTGGGAAGCCTTCGGCTGGCAGCGCTTTTATGCCGGCAGCGAAGGCAAAGACTCGCACGGTCTCACCATGCCCGGTGACGGCTCGCTGATTCGGGTCCGGAAGTCAGGCACCAACCTCGATCTCTCCAGGGTAACCAGCCCTGGCCCCAGCTCAGACTACTCATCCTGGGGCGGCTCTTTTGGCGGCGTAGTTTCTAATGCTAAAGTTGCCATCGCTTCTCAGGGAGCAGAGGTCATGGTGGTCTCCATGGATGCCGCTAATCTCTGGCGCCGGCAGTCATCTGATTATGGCGCTAGCTGGGGGAGCTGGACGCAAATGGCGAATGCCCGCCCCTGTGAAAGGGGCGTAGCCGTGGCTTATAAGTCCAATGGTGATTGCGTCATCGTCCACGCCTCAGATGTCAATGACCCCACCAGCCTATATCTCCAAAAGAGAACAGGGGGGTCGTGGAGCACCGGCCTCGGCCAGCGAGGCAGCTATGATGGAGAGATTGTTGACCTGGCAGTGTACTATGATGGCGATTGGAATATCATCGCCCTGGTGCAGGAGGCAAGTTATATCTCTGTGGTCCGCATGGTTTACGGCGACGGCTATCGCCAGACCGCTAATACTTGGGCCACAGATGTCAAAATCGGCTTAGGCAGAGCCAGAGTAGATGTCGCCGCTCAGGTAAGGCTGAGGCAGTTCAATACCGGTTGGCCGGTAGGCTATCGTCTCATGTCCATGGAGCAGCGTGCCGCTTGGAGCAGGCAAGCAAAGAGCAGTACCTATTGGGAGAGGCTTGCCGCAGTATATGAAGCCCTGGCAGGTGAGACGCTGGATGTCTCGGGTCCCTATCTGTTAAAGCCCCCCACATCATGCTCCAGGCCGCTTTTGTCTCTGGCCAGGCAGAACGAGCCCTGGCTCTTCCGCTTAAAGCCAGGTACCGATTTCTTTGATTACAACTGGAACAAGGCAAGCATCATAGACACCAGCGCCTCGAGAGGCATGGCCTTAGCCGCCGACCCCAGCGGAGAGTATATCTGGGCAACGCAGCCTAATGAGGTCTGGCGCGCTCTTTGCCCTGGCTCATGGAGTCCCCCCACTGCAGGCTCAGGCGCAGGCGCTATAATCACCATCCCAGTCTCAAGAATCGCCAGGATATCTGAAGCCGTAGACCCGGAGCAGCCGTCGGAGCTGCAGGTGGAGCTGGACAATTCCAAAGGTACTTATAACTCGCCCGGCTCCGGCGCAATAGCCGTCTTAAAGAGGGGGGCGCGGGTAAACCTTCACCTCGGTTATAAGACCACGTCAGGCGACCAGCTCTCAGAGGCTGCCAGGTATTTCATCGAGGCTATGGAGTACAAAAGAGACCCCAACATCTCCAACTTTATCATGCACTGTGTGGATGCTTGGGGGTTGCTCAGTCGCTATCAGTTCAACAAGCCGGTGGAGTGGAATAGCGGTTCGGACGACTTTACCTGTTACCAGCTAATTGAGAAGGTTATGCAGGCGGTGGGGGGGACGCTATCCTACAAATCTCGAAGTCTCCTAATCACTAATCTCTACCCCCGTCTTGAAGTCGGTGCTGGAGAATCCGCAGCCAGCGTGCTCAAGAGGTTGCTTAATCTGGTGCCAGACGTAATCTACTTCTTTGGCCTGGATGCTTACATCGTCCACCCCCAGGCAGGAGACACCGTGGTTTATAAATTTAAGTTCCCAACCTAAAGGAGCATGTCATTGTCATATCATTGCCATGTCATTCTGAGCGCAGCGAAGAATCTCAAAATATGTAGCGGCGAGGCTTTAGCCTCGCTAGGAAACCAGCTGGTGATGATGTTGCCATTCTATGGATCTTTGAGTACAAAGCGCCATCCAAGACCGACGACAAGAATAAACACTGACAGCGCGATCAATATTTCGCAGCAATTCCCTAATGCAAATACTCCGGCTATAACGATCACAAGTCCAAAGCCAAAAACTATCTGCCCAAATTTATGTGTTTGTTTTTGTTTGTCTCTGATCCAGTTGATGCCATTGAACATAATGCTCAATCCAATGCCCCAGATTGCGATCACTGGAGCTGTTCCTTGTAGCCAGTTCATATCTAGTACCTCCTTTGCATCCAATCATAGCATTTTACTTGAAGGTGTAGAAGGGGAGTTCAAGAGGGGCTACGCCCCTCTTCGTGCCCTCTCTATCCTCTCCCTTGACGGGAGGGGGTCAGGGTGAGGGTGAAAATAAAAGAAAGGAGAGAGAAATGGCAAATTCACTCTACACCAAAGCCAAGCAGCATCTGATAGATGGAACAATCGACCTGGACACAAATGATATCAGAGCCATACTCGTAGACGGAGCAGACTACACCCCCAACCTGGCCACCCATGAAACCCTGGCTAACATACCCG